GCCTTGCGTTTAAGGAAATCGAATAAACCCATAAGTTATTATTTGTTACTGGCAAAATTACGATTAATTCGCCTACCATACTGCCACCTGAAATTGCGGCTTGTGCAAGTGGGTGAAGATGGCATAGCGCATTGCATCTAATCCATCATCATTCTCTTTCACCGGTTCATCAATCACATTATCGTTCTTATCCTTCTTCCACTTGTACGATTGCAACTCCCGAATGATGTTCTTACTGTTTGCAGTAACGTACAACGGATAAGATTTAACTTTCAATATTCCCGGCCATACTTCTTTGTTCGCTGCCTGTGCATTGATACCACCCCTGTAAAGTTCCTCAATGCTTTTGGGTTCGGCTGCATCGCAGTACACCGGTTTGCGGTCGCTAATGTGGTCTTTCACTTCCCTGATTATTTCGGATGGAGTTAACCCAGATTTGTAAATCAATTCGTTGACATAATTAGCCCCTTCGTAATGACATACGTTGACGAGTGCAAGTGGGTGAACATATCCAAAGTCCAAACCATAGAACATATCTCCCCCCTCCGGCATCTTGTCTATTATCTGCCATTTGGTATAGATTATCTCCTTTGCGGCACCCCTTTCGCCTAATCCGTACACCTTCCACATGAAGTCATCGGGCAGGTTCTTATACCCTTCAATGATGTCTATCTGTGTTTGGGATAAGTTGCCTTTGTTGTGTATGTAAGTAGATTTTATCCGCTTGTTGTTTGGATTGTCGGCCACATCGTACACCCATGATACGAAGTCCGCAGGGTTCCAATCTAAAAAGATAGTTCCCGTTGTACGCATGGCCAATTGGTCGAATAGTGCTTTACGGATAAGGTTCGCTTCGTTTACGAAAAGAATATCTCTGCCCGGCCCCCGTGCTTTCTGCTCATCTTCAAGTCCGAATAGTTCGATATAACTTCCATTAGGGAACTTGTATATGAAATCAGTATAGCTGAAATCTTCATCTTTCCACATATTCCATTCCTCCATAATGGTCTTGAAATCCCTGTATGCTCCCCGTTTGATGTGTGGGAGGGAATGCGATACGATGCTGATTCGCTTGTTACGTTGGGTAGATGCTATTTGAATCAACAGTTGAACGATGGAAAATGATTTTGACGATCTACTTCCCCCCTCATTGCAGATTATCGGGTAACCTTCATTGTATGCCTTTTCATTGGCATAGAATACGGATGTCGCCTTTATCTGCTTAACTTGTTGCGATACCACACTTCTTGAATTTGTCCATGGTTATAAAGTCCTCTTTAGTTTTCTGCATAACACAGTAAACATTCCAACCGTCTGTCGTGTTACCCATAGCAGGATGCTCACCAATATCAATGAGAGAGTAATTACCAAAGCCAGCGAGTAGCTTATAAAAGTCCGTTGTATAGTAATTAAATCCATGCCCCGGCCAATTCCCTGTCTTTGGGTTTTCGCTGACAATGAATCCTCCGACCTTAACGAGGTTGTGTTTGTTCTTCCAACAGTTGTAGATTGCTTTGATGTCATGCTTGCCGTTGGTTCCAACGTGTTCGGAGGTTCCTGCATCCACCAAAAGGTCATACTGTACTCCGAAATCATGTAGTTGTGAAAGGTCATACGGTTCACTACCGTTCTCTCCGCTAATGTCAAATGCGACATAGTTCTTGTTTGCATAGTAGGTATCTTTAACGTATGGTGCAGGTAGTGTCGGATGTCGGTAATCATTCTGTGCGCCTAAATCTACCACCGTTTGCACTCTGTCAATTACAAGGTCTATTAGTTCGATTGTTTTTCCTGTGTAGCCCATATTATTTACAATAGGTTGATAAATCTTTTAAGTAATCATGGAAAAGATGCCAGTGATATGAATCTGCAATTTCATCATAATCACACATCCAGCCAATTTCATCCATCATCATTCGTTTAGCTTTTGACCATACTTCATACCAATAAATAACTTTTTTCTTTGCTATAAGGTTTTCTTTTTTTACAAATGATATAACATCTTTCAAGCATGGATTTACTTGAAGTATTTCATCAATTGTAAGTTTCTTATTTACATCGTATAAACTTTCCATATTACAAAGTTAATCTTTTACCCCCCAATTAATGAAGAACGGTTCTACTGGCATAAATTCCCGGTATGCAAGTCCACCATACGGCTGCACCTTTACACCATTGAGATTCATGATAGCTGATAGCAGCGATTGATCATGTCTGCTGCTGACATAGTGTGGATTCTTACTTTCGTTATGGTGAAAGCAGTTATTAAAGGCGCCTTCAATCCACTTGTCAAATATCGGCTTTGTTTTTGGGTGGTCGAAGTCGAACACTATGCAACAAGCCATAATCTGATACATTGACACAACATCCTGATAGTTATTAAGTCCTAACCATGCGATTTGATGGTCAGGCATATACTTATGCAGCGGATGACCTTCATTATTCCACGCTACTATACCATGCTCGGCTGCAAGTTGCCACAACGGATCAGGGTTGCGCATTACTCTAATAGTGCTATCACACCATATTATTTTTCGGTAACCTAACTCATACGCTTCAGCTACCATTACCGGCTTAAACTGGTACGGCATATTTTGATGGCTCCATGATTCGTATTGCTGCGATTTCGGCCATTTGCCTTGCAGTATCTTTCTGCTTTTGTACTCATCTACATACCCATCAACACTTCGAAGATGAGTATCATAGTGAGGAGCATTGCTATTGATTGAACGGATAAGTCCTAACATCGCTTCATTGTAGTTCTCCCTGCCTGTGGAGGAAAGGGATGTAATTATCTTGCCCATATTACATTCTCTAAATTGTTAAGTAATTTTTTGTGCAGTCCGAACCCATTGCAGTACTCTTTAATGAGTTGAAATAGGTCAGCATTGCCATTGTGTTCAATGCATACCATTTGCGTATGCGATAAGTTAATCTGTTCTAATATCTCAAAGTCCATACCTTCCGCATCAATCGAAATGAAATCGAATACTTTGTATGGTGAGTTCTTTACTAATGTCTTATAAGTCCAAACCTCTGTCATTCGTTCCTTAAACTCTGTACCATTCCATCTTTTCATCTCTGATTTCTTAATGGTGGATAAAAGCGATACATCGCCCCTGTTCAAATGTGTTCCCATTTCATGAAAGGTACAAGTGCCGTCTGCCGTACCGATAGCAACATTGAACGCTTTTACCTTGTCATTGGGTGGTATGCGATTGAAGGCATCTTCACTTGGCTCTACCAATACCCCACCCCATCCATTGAGTTGCAGGGCATAGGTATTGGACAAAGTTTGTCCATCATTGGCACCAATGTCGAGGAATGTACCAGGTACATTGAAGTACTGTTCAATTACATCTTGTTCGTTGTTTTGGGAGTATCTCATTTGCCGTAGGTTTGGGTGTAGTATTGTTCTGTGTATTTTAATGCTTCATCTCTTTTTATTAGATAATGCATACCAAACGGAATGTTATTGTTTTTATAAAACATATCCATTTGAGCATCCTCTATCTGCTGCTGAAACATTTCTTTGGCTTTGTCAAAGTCAAAATCATAAACAAACCTTTCTCTTAAAAATTGCTCTTCCAACCACTCTACTGCCGTCTGTTGTGCCAACTGTTCGGAATTTCCGAATTGTTTATCTTTATAAAACCCCAATCCAACTACTTCCTCCCATAATTGTTTCATTGTTGTTCTTATGGCTTCTTTATGTGGTTCTTCTAAAAGCCCAAAATCATGTCTATATCTCATAGCCATGGAATCAATTAACTTCGGGTCAGGTGTCTGTTGTGCCATGTTATTTGCCTTTTAGTTTTTCAATCTCCCTTTCAATATACCACTTCGCTTTCTCTAAATCCTCAATAGGATTATCCGTCTTTCTCCCTGCCCGTGCGACGTACTTAATAACATTACCCAAGCAGAAGTTCAATCCCCATGCTTCGATAACGTTGATAGCTTCGTATGTGCCGGTGTGGTAGTAGGGTTTGGGTTTATGTAAATTACCACAAAGTGAACAAGGTATCACACCAAAAACACTATCTACTTTCCCTGTATCATTACAATATTTGCAATTATACTCTGCCATTACTTATTCGTTCTAAACTGATAGTGATAAAGTTCCTTCTCAATCTTGACCTCTGTCTGCAAAACCTTTGCATTGTGCATCGCAGTAGCGTACAGGTAATCTTCCCCAATCTTAATGTCTTGGAATGGGAATTTAACCGCAATCTCCCTGCGCACAGGTACAATGTGATTCGGATAGCGATAATATGCCCCATCCTTCGCTTCATAGCCGTATTCCTTACTGATATACCACTTTCGCTCATCCTTGCCATTGGTGGTCATTATACCGTTAAACACAATTACATCAGGATCCTGCTTTGCGGCTTCGAGAATGTCAGCGATGTAGGTGGGTGCAATCATATCATCATCATCAATGAATACGATGTACTTCCCGGTGGACTTGCCTATGAGATAGTTCCTTTTGCGGCCTGTACTCATAGCACCATTATCCGATTCAACAATGATTTCTACTTCATCAAGTAATTGAATTGGTAACCGTGCCTTTTGCTGCACTAATTCCTGCAAAAGTCGGGTAAGATAACCCTCACGGCCTTGGATGGTGCAGATTAAAATTGATAGGGTCATACATTCTCATTTGGGAATCCGGCGGCTGACCGCTTAATGTAGGTTTGTTCATCAATGTGGTAGTAACCCTGCGTATGCCTTAACTGCGCATCAATCGGCTCACCAGTCCATGCCGGGTGGTAATGATCGAAGATGCGTTCCGGCACATACTTCCACTTTCCTAACTTCTTCGCCACATCCATTGCCTCATTGTCGCACCATAGGGAGAAGTATTGTGGGTGGTAGATATAACCGAATCTTTCATAGTAAGTCCTCCCCATTATGCTCATGGTAGGTAGCAGGTGATTAACCCTGCCATCGGGAAAGTGAATGAACTGGTCAAGATTATCAGCGAAGGCATTGATTATTTTAATGTCATAACCTGGAACAAGGAATCGCATATCATCGCTCATGTTCACCACTATATCACCCTTCCATCCTTCCATGCCCCTGTTGATAGCATGCACCTTACTTTCACTCTTACCATGTGTGAAGTAGATATTCGGATCCCTTTGCAGTTCGAGGTAATGGGTAGAATTAAGCGTTACATCATCATCATCATCTACCGTTATGCCTATGGTATAATCCGCTTTTTGTGAGTATGCTTTGATTGTGGCAATGGCAGCAGTCATTTTTGTAGGCCTACTGCGTGTGGCGAAGTTGTAATGTATTTTCATGTTTTCGGCTCTGGTCATACAAAGATAACAAAATTCTTTGCTGAAATCCATCTGAAGTCGGCATTTATGTTTTCCACACCCGGTACAAAGTTTCTCAATCGGCAATGGGAGCGCTATTTGGGTCGGGAATGATTTGGATAATGGTTTGGACGGGTTGTTGGATGTCCGCCTCCACTTTTGTCGGGATGAGTTTCGATGCCAAACGATAGAACTCTGTCGGGTTTGTCTTTGCCCATGCGGTCAGGTTGTGCTGATCATCTTCTTGCAATAAATCGAAAGCGGTAGCGAAATGCTCCCTGATTGATTTGGTAACCTTGTTGGGGGTTCCTTTGGGTCTACCATTCGGGTTGTTAGTATGTCCTTTCTTTGGCACTTTGTACTTACTTGTTGTTTACAAAGTTACCCATAACCACCCGAAAGTTCCAAATTTGCACAAAGTTGCACCATATTTGCAGTCAAAACCTTCATAACTCATTGAGTATCAGCCAAAGTTGCAAATTTGCAGTATTTTTGCACCCCATGTATATCTATATAAGGATTAGTATATTAGCATATATAGAGATATAAAATTATTATTACTTGAAATTTGCGCAAAAGTGCAAATTTGCCACCATACGCTATGATTATCAATGGTTTGC